ATGGATTAGCTCCAGTTAAAAGATTGACTAAGGGTTTTTAGGGCGTCTGCCAGCATCTCGCTGTCTGAATCACCGTCTCGGTGACACAGCGACTTGAAGCCGCCAGAAGCGATTGCTTTTGCTTCTGCTCGGCTGTATCCGAGGCCTCTGAGTTGCGCCTCGAAATCTCTGATGGAGGCGGCCTTGACAGATTCGACAAGGGCCTCAGGATTCATACCGAACGGGACCAAGCTGAATTCCCAAAGCTCAGCTGCGGTGATTACTCGAACATGCTTTCCAGCGCGCTCTTGATACTCAGCTCCGTCGCGCAGGATTTGAAATCCAACACTGAGCCCATCCAGAACGCCATCTTTCATGAGTTGATACGAGTCAGCCACATAGCTGACACCGAGGCTCAGTTGGCCCTCCACATACAAACCATGGTCATCTTGAGTAAAAGTCGCCTTGCCTGCCAGTTGGTCCAACTTGTGACCAATGGCAATGCGCAGCTTCCCGTCCCTGGTGGTTTTTGCTGACTTGAATGCCCCAGGTTCAATGACGTCATAGCCAAGGTCTATATTCCCGAAGACTGCGGCGTATCCAGTGAAAGTTCCGTCTTTCCCGGCATTTTTTATTTCAAGTGGAAAGTTGATGCGATCCATCATGCGGCTCCGTTGGTTTTTCCAGCCAGGATGTCGGCCAGCATGCTGCTGGGCGCCATGTTCAAGGGCACATGCAGGTCGTCAGCACCTTGCTTGATGGGCATATCCTCAAGGTCCCTGATTTCGTTTTGTGTGATCGCCCCAGCGGTGCGCATAGACACGTAGTACTGAGCACGCTGCGTGCTATCACCTCGAAGCAAACCACGTACGTCAAATTTGAAGTAGTACCCTTTGGATCGTTCCTGGGCAGTAAGCAAGCAACTATTCAGCCCCGCTTCAATTCGCTTCAGATAGGACAGCAGGGTGTAGTCGAGAAAGTGTTTGTTGGCCTGCTCGGTGTTTGCATAGCTGGCCTTGTCCATCTCCATCAGCATGTGCAAAGGCACGCGGTAGATCCTGGCGATCTCTGCAATCTGCAATTTGCGGGTTTCAATGAACTGCGCCTCATCATTGGGCGTCGTCACGGGGGAGTAAGTTGTTTCTCCATCCAAGACTGGTAGCTCACCTTTGGTCCAGCTGTCACGCATGTATTGCGCAAATCCAGCACGGATCTGATTCCGACTTTTCTCTCCAAACTCAGCTTTTGTGGTGATGATCCCGGTGGGCCTGGCTCCGCTTCCAAAGAATTCGGCACCATACTTCTCAACTGCGACAGTGAGTGCCAGACTGTTGGCATGCAGCCGATGGGGGGCGTAGCCCTCCAGCTCTCCAACGCCACCAAACCCCCGGATGGGGCAAATTTGACGCCGCTGCAATTCGGCAACTACTCCTGTGGGCCGGGTCAAGTTGTAGCGAATGACGCCATCTCTCACCTGGGGTGTCACTCGGCTTTTGTGAACAGGCTGAATGCTTACAACACGCCCCGTGCTCTCAAACGACTCGACGTAGTTGTAGCTTTGGCCCATGGTGGCCAGGCTCACCACGACTGCCTCTTTCCATTCAACCGAAGTCATGTACTCATTCGGTTGATCGTGGACTAAGCCATACAGGTTATGGCTCGTTGCTTTCACACGGCCACTCCCCGTTTCCTGCATCAGATGAAGCGGTAAAGTTCCTACAGTTTCCGCAATCAGTCGTATGGCTGAATAAGCGGCAGAGATTTGGAGCTGCGTATCGGCCACTACAGGCACCTTGGCCCAGGTTGGCCCATGGCCAAGAATCTGCCAACCCTCAGGCGAGGTAAGTGTTAAATCCGTGCCTTTAACTGCCAGGCGCAGCATAAGCTGTCGGAAAAAGTTCATTGGGTATCACTGCCTTCCGGTTTTGCAAAGCTCTTCCAGTAGCTGGCCGATTTATCTTCCTCAGATGGAGGGGCAATGGCACGGCCAAGAGCCATAGCGGTTGAGACCATTCCATCAATCTTTTGGGTGGACTTGGCGCGATCAAATTTGATGTTTTCAGCTGCATCTTTTGTCGCAACGGTGTTGCTGGCCATCCAGCGCAGCAGCTGGTGACCACCATGATTGAACCGATGGCTCATGTAGAGACGTTCCAGCTCTTTGCAGGGAGCTGACATGCTTCCGTATCCCTGGCCAAAGCCGACCATCAGGGCACCGTCATCCTGCAAATCGGTCACCAATTGACTTGCGTTGAAGCGGTCAAAGGCTATTTCTTTGACCCGGTACTTTTCTCGTGACGCGTTAACGTCACGTCGAATGAAGCCGTAGTCGGTGACGTTTCCAGGCGTGACAGTAACAAGCCCTTGCTCAATCCAGTGGTCTATCGGCAGGCGTAGTTTTTCTCGCATGCGAACCACAGCGGCCTCAGGAAGATATAGCTTCAGAAGCAACTGCCATATTCCATCTCCTTCTTCAGGAGGAAACACCAGGCTGTACGCACAGAAATCGCTCACGCTGGCCAGATCAAGACCGCCGAAACACGCGCGTCCAAGCAGAGCATCATGGTCAATCGGGGAAGCGCATGCGTCCCAATGGTCTAAATCGACCCAACTTTCACTGGCTTCTGTCCAGCGGCAAAAATTCAAACGAAGCACAAGGTTCCGCTTGCTGGGGAGGTCTCGCGCCTCTCGGACCTGCTCAGTAAGGTACTGAGTGGTCAGCGATACACCAAGATTGGGATTGGATTTAATCCAGCACTTGGGGTCAACAAAGGGGTCTTCTCCTTTATCAAGTGATGCCACAAACGCAAACCAACTATCGTTTGGGATCACCCCCATTAACACTTTGATGCTGTAGTCGTGGTGCTCGAAACAAACAGTGGTTTGGTCATAGCCGCTGTTTGTGATTTCAAAGATCAGCGCACGAGTTCGACCCTTGGTGCCTGCCCGCATCTTTTCTACCACTGTCGCCGTGGGGTGCTCATGCAATTCGTCGACTACGACGAAGTGAGGTCTTTTCCCATCCAAACCCCGACCTTCGGCTGAGACGATACGGAAAAAACTGCTGGTGGCATGGAATGCGATGTTGTTGATCCCCACTTCCAGCCGGTTTGCCAGAGGGACACAACTTAGTACGAACTGCTTTGCATCGTTGAAACAGATCCCTGCTTGGTCACGTGACGTGGCTGCAGAGTAGACCTCTGCACCAGCTTCACCGTCTGAGACCAATGCGTACAAAGCAACGGCGGCGGCAAGAGGTGTCTTGCCATTGCCCTTGCCAATCTCGATGTAAGCAGTGCGGAAACGACGCTGACCATCGTTCACATACCAACCAAAAACGGACCCGACTACGAACTTTTGCCAAAGTGATAGGCGGAACCGCTTGCCTGCTGATGCACCCTGGTAATGGCGCAAGCATTCGATAAAGTTGATGGCGTGATTGGCTCGTGTTACGTGCCATTCGAGACCACGCAGATGGCCTTGCAAAATATCGTCAAGGTGGCGCTTTGCAGCAAGCCGCACGTGTGGTCCGGCGACGATCTCCCCAGACTGAACGCGGCTTGCGTACTCTGTAACCCAGTCGTGCGCCACCGGCTCGGCAGCGCTCATGCTCAGCCCACCGAAGTCATGGCGCTACCTGCATTCAGGAACGCTTCCATAGGGTCATCAGGCACGCCGGGCAAAACCATTTGCTGGCCCGATGTACTTTGGATGCGAGACGCGGGTGTCAGCCCGAACTCTTTGGCAAACCTAAGCATGCGATCAAGTGCCCGGTCACGGACCTGGGCAGCAGCTGCCACCTGCTTGTATCCACTTGGTGTGACATCAACCAAGGCGCCGACACCGTGCTTTGCTTTTTTGGCCTTGAGGTCTCGCTCGCATTGCATCCATTCGGACCAGGCCTGGCAGTACGCGGCCAAACTGGCACGGTCAAACTCAGTGACAAGCCCAGCAGTTTGAAGGTGTGGCGTGATACGTTGCCATTCAGCCCGAGCGGGGGCGTCAAGGTGAGAAGGGCATTCAGGAATCTGGATCGGAATGCGGATCTGCTCCTCGCTCAGCGCACCCATACCTTTTTTACTGGGATCGCCCCGCAAAATATGTACATTGGTTGGTAAGGCTTTTCGTCCCATGATCACTCCAGTTGAGATTACCGGGGGGATACCCCCCCCTCCCGATTTCCCGGCCACACACAAAAGATTTAGCAGTCGGTTTCCGGGCTGCAACACCCAAACTTTTTTACCCCCCCTACCCTCTTGAGCGGCGCCGACCGCGCAGTGACTCTGCCAGGCTCTTCGCCTCATGGCATGGGGTGCACAAACCCTGCTCATTGGACGGGTCATCAAGCCCGCCCTCCGCAAGTGGCCGGATATGGTCCCGTTCTGTAGCCAGTACAACCAACCCTTTAACCTTGCAATGAGCACACAACGGGTCCCGCGCAAACAGCGCCGCCCTCATGGCTTGCAATCGCCGCCCAGTAATGCGTTTCGTAGCAGTTGGTGATTTAGCCCAGGCCTGTTTTGGGTGCTTCTCACACCGCCCAGACCCATCCCGCACCAACACCCCGCACCCAGGGTAAGTACAAGGGCGCGGGGCTGCTTTAGGCATGGTGACGATGTGGACGCTGAAAAGAAAAACCCCCGGACAGGGGGAAGACTGCCGGGGGTCGGGCTGGGCGGTGTGGGTGGGGACACACGTTTCGCTCAGCTTGCCTGAAATGTACGGGAAAAGTCTATGACGTAAAACTCCCCCCTGCCAATGCAGCCACCCGCTCACGCTGCGCCCTGGCCGCCTCATCCCTGGCCCTGAACCACACCGCCAGCGCATGATCAGCCGCCTCAAGATTGGCCTTCACGGTGGACTCAGCCCGCGCCATGGCCACCGCCGCCTGTCTGATGCCCATGCCATCCACATACACCAGGTACAGCACCCGGTGCAGATGAGGCCTCGGCCCGCGCAAAGACTCCACCGCCTGATCCGTCAGCGCCGCATCCACCTCATCCACCGGGATCACCGACTCCCTGCTGCCCGACGATGGCAGCGCCATAAACACACTCGACCGCGCATAGCCCA